TAATTATCTAAAATTCTTTTCTCACATTCACTATTAAAATGTATTTTTCTTTCGAATAGATGGTAGCATTTTTCCTTTTTCAACCAATTTTTCACTTTAGTTTTACTCAAACCATTTTCTATTAGAAATGTCTTTAAATCTTTCATAATTTTTACTATATTTATACAGGGTTAATCATTGTTATTATTATGGATTTATTAATAAATATCTTAACAGATATATTAGGGCAAAAAAAAGATAGAAATTTAAATAAAGGTCAACATGCTTTTAACTGCCCAGTGTGTTCGGCTGAAAAAGGTGTTGAATACGATAATAAATTTAATTTAGAAGTTAACATACAAAAAAACGTGTGTCATTGTTGGTCTTGCCAATTCAGTGGTTCCATAGGTAAATTGATCACCAAGTTCGGCCGTAAAGAACACAAGAAAAAAATAAAACAATTAGGTATTGTTTTAAGTGAAACCAAAGGTAAGAAAAAAGAAATCCAAGAAATCAGGGAAATCCATTTACCAGATGAATATATTTCTTTTGAAAGTAGTAATCAAAACGATTTAATTTATAAAGAAGCTTGGAATTATTTAACGAAAGAAAGAGGTTTATTACCTGAAACTATTTATAAACATAAAATGGGTTTCACTAAAACGGGTGAATATAGTCATAGAATTATTTTACCTTCTTACGATAAAGATGATAAGTTAAATTATTTTACAGCAAGAACCTGGTTAAAATATAGAAAACCAAAATATAAAAACCCAGATTTACCAAGAGAAGAAGTTATTTTTGGTCAGAATTTAATTAATTGGGATTCAACAGTTTATATTGTTGAGGGTCCTTTTGACCATATAGTAGTTTATAACTCAATACCGATGTTAGGTAAAGAACTCCACCCAAAATTATACGACAATTTAATGAAAAAAGCAAACGCATGGGTTGTTGTTCTATTGGATGATGATGCATGGGATAGAGCTAAACAAATATATAGTCAGTTAAATACTGGTCGATTACATGGTAAAGTTAAAATTATAAAAATGGCGACAGGATTTGATATATCACAAGTTAATGAAGACTTTGGGAGAGAGGGTGTTGTTGACGTTTTATCCTCAGCAATTAAACTTAAAGAAAGTGCAATATAATATGGGACTCAACAAAAGATACATCAACCAAGAAAATTTAAAAAGGTTAATCCAAAACAAGGGTGAAATCACCCAAATAATTGAATACATTAAAAACCCAGATATCTTAATTATTGAGGATGATTTCTCAAAAAAAGTTTGTGATGCGGTTTTAAATAATGAAATAGGTAATTTAATAGAAATTATAAATGGCGAAAAAAAGAGATAGTTTAGTTTATTTAGAACCGATAGAACATAAATACCATCACAAAGAAAGTGGTGAGGTTTTTAAAAGTGTAACAACAGTATTGGGAATGTTGGAACCACCTTTTAATGCTGAAGAAGTTGCTCTTGCTATACAAAATCAAGACCCGTCCAAGAAAAAAGAACAATATCAAAATATGTCCCAAGAAGAAATTCTTGCTGAATGGAAACGTATTAACGATGAGGCAAATATTTATGGAACCGAAGTCCATGAAATACTGGAACGGTATCTTTTAGCTGACAAGGTGTACATTCCACAAAATGATTATGAAAGAAAAATTATTTCCAAGTTTCAAGAAATTGACCCCATGACAACTGGTACTATTTATCCTGAAACCATATTGTTTTCGGAAAAATATAAATTGGCAGGAACTTCTGATATTATTGAGGACTGCGGTGACTACTTTAATGTTTGGGATTTTAAAACGAACAAAAAATTACGTTATATTTCTGAATATAACCATTGGTTAAATAAACCAGTTTCACATCTGTCAGATTGTCAATACAGTATTTACTCTTTACAATTATCAATATACGCTTATATGTACCAACAAGAAACAAAAAAGAAAGTTGGTAGAATGGGTCTTTTTTATCTTAACCCAGAAACCGATAAGTTTGAGTTAATACCTGTTAGTTATCTTGGTTTAGAAGCAAAAGCAGTACTTGACCATTGGTTAGAAATAAATAAAAAAAATAAATAAAAAAATTATGGGAGAATTATTAAAAACATTAAAAGAACAAAACTCAAATGAATTAATCACAAAATGGGAAAACATTGGGTTTCTGTATAACGTTAAGAATAAAAGAAATTTAGCTTTGGCTTGCGAATTTTCTGCGTTATATTTATTAGATAATGTAGAAAAATATAATGGCGATATAACAACATTAACAGTTCCAGTTATTATTAGGATATTCAGAGAAATCGAAGAAGATTTACCTGCCGAATTAATTTTTGGTAAGGTTATTGAAATTATAACAGAGTTTTATATTAAAGTTAATGAATTTCAAAAAAGTGAAGAATGGCTTAATAGAGGAAATACAATTGAAAAGGATGTAGAAGCTGAATTTGTGGCCGAATTTTCTGATAATTATAACATAAATAAATAAAAAAATTATGCAACAATTAAATGAAACCAGTTACAATGATTTAATTACATCAGATAAACTTAGTGTTATTAAATTTGCTGCAGAATGGTGTGGGCCCTGTCGCGTATTAAAGCCAATAATTGAAAGTATTGTCTCCAAATATCCAGATGTTAATTTTGGTGAAGTCGATATTGACCAAGAAAGAAATATTGCTATAAGTGAAGGTATAAGAGGTGTACCTGCAGTTATTTTCTATAAAAATGGTGTCGCAGTAGATAGAATGGTTGGTGTAAGACCAGCTAATGAATACGTACAAAAAATAGATAGTTTAAAATAATGGGTCAAATAAAAAGAATTATAAAAGAAACTTTAATTTTAGAATCATTTGATTCACCATTAAAAAATTTTCATAAAGAAGATGACTTTAATTACATAGTATATGAAGATGATATAAAAGCCTATGTCACATTTACATTAAAGTTTAATAACAATAGGTTGATTGATTTCCCTAGTATAAAAAATGGTGAAATAGACACTTATTACGAAGTTTCATGGATTTTTGACGAACACACAGAAAGAAGTGGTTATAATTGGAAAAGGGTTACTGCTAGTATATTTAATGTATTAGATGACTTTATTAGAGTGAACAACCCTAAACTTATATCATTTTCATCACAATATGAAACAGGAAAAGTCTATTTTAATCAATACTTTTTAGATGTATTGAAAAAGTTATTCAATCAAAATTTCATAATAATGGCTTATAGTGAGGATATCTCTGATGTTGTGTTTTTAATAAAAAAAGAATATTCTACATTATTGGAGGATAATATAAAAAAACATATGGAACGATGTGGAACCAATACTAAAGAAACCACAGACATTTATTTTTACCCACATAAACTAAAAAAAACGAGTAAAGGTATTAGTAAAAATAATATCATAAAAGAACAGAAAGAAAGAGTTTTTTATAAACAAAAATTCTTAAAAGGTATTAAAAAAATTAATCTTTAATACGAAACTCAATAGTAAGACGGTCATAACCCGCCCAGCCTTCTTTAATTACCCAACGGTATTCTAGTTCAGATTGTAAAACAAATTTATCTTTTAATTGAATACCAATATTTGAATTGGTTATTTTTTCTAAAATATCAATACTTACAATCGGTTCTAGTTTTGAAATAAATTGATTGTATCTTTCTCTGCCCAAATGAACATCACCATTACCTAAATATTTGGTTACATTGTCGATATCTCTCTGACAAGTTACCTTAATTATTGGTTCCGAATATAAAACCCAATCTTTTAAATATTTGGAATCGTATTTTTTAATTTCCACTTTTTCACCTGTTTCAGTAATTGCATCGTATTTTTCAAAAAAAGATTTACTTGTTGGTATAAACTTAGTTGGGTCTAAATTTAATGAAGCAACTTTTTGGGTATTGTTACGACCAATGCCATCCCATTTAATTTTGGGTGACTTTGATACATGTTTCCAGCCCTTCTCTTCACAGATTACTTTTTCAAACTGAACACCACTTTTATTTCTGGCCTGACCCATTTACTGATTCGATTATTTAACTTATACTTACAACAGTAAGATAAAATTATTAATAAGTAAAATATTTAAATATGTCCACTAAAAAAAGTGTTGTTTTTGAAACAAAATTAACCCCAGAAGAAACATTAGGAATTATAAACACGTTGATGGGTTTTTATGATAATTTAGAAACCATTCAAGATTATTTTTTGGAAAGAAAAAAAGAAAAGGTAGAAAACATCGACCATGAGAAGTATGCTGCAATGATGTTCGATAAGTTTGATATGGAACCAAAAGATATGAATATCAGCATTGAAGTTATTGACGGTAAACTTTTTAATCCCGCAGTCCAAATTATAACATCATTACCGTTAGAATCTCAAATTGGTCGTCAGGTTACGCTGGGTGTTAAAGAAACAACCACCAACAAATGGATTGGTTTTATTCGATTGGCATCACCAGTACTTTCGATTAGACCAAGAAATGAACTTTTTGAAGGTATGAAAGTTACGGCGAATGAAGTCAATAAGTTTATGATTAACGGTGCAATCATAGTACCCGTACAACCTTTTGGGTATAATTATTTAGGTGGTAAGCTTTTAAGTTTAATTTGTTGTTCTCATGAAGTCAGAGAGCTATTAAAAGAAAAGTATGGTGAAAAAATTGATACCGTCTTTATGGAAACCACTTCATTATATGGGGATATTAAAGGAATGAGTCAATATGATGGTTTAAAACCTTTTATTAGATATGGTAGTATGACAGAATCAGACATCTTTTTATTCCCTGGTGATGTGGTTTACGATTCAATCAGAACCTTCATGAGAGGTCACTACGGAAACCCTGAATGGGGTGGTTCTATTGTTGACCCAGGACCGTCTGGCCCAAAAATGAGGGAGTTTAATAAAATTCTTTCTATTTTGAAAAACCATTTAAAAGTACAAGACCCATTAAAGTTTAAAGAGTTTTCCGATTTCACACAAACACATATGAAATCAAAAACTAAGAAAAGGTATTATTACTGTACTTATGGTTATGAAAATGTTTTTCAATATATCGCAAGTAATGGTGAGATTGAATTAATTAAAAAAGATAATTACGATAGATACCATTTAACTAATTTGATTGAATGGTGGAAAAATAAAGCACAAAATAGATTTCAAAAACTAAAAGATGAATCAAGAGTTAGAACTGAAATTGAAATTTATACACCTGAAACTATTAAATCGGGTAAAATCGATATGATAAGATAATTAAAAAAATTAAATATGGAAACAAAAGAAACTAAAACCTGGCCAACACTTGAACCCAAAAAAGAAAATCGTTTTGTAGTTAATTTTCCGGAACCTTTTAAGATTCCGCAGTATGTTATACACAAAACTAGTAGACCTTCTTTTTATATCACAGAATCAGGTATGATTAAATGGAATAATATTGCTTTTATATTGTACGACCCAATATCACCGTCGACTTCTGTTGCAATAATGGAAGGCGTTAAAGAATTAAGAAAAAAAGATTCACAAAATTTAGTAATTGGTATTGAAATACTTTCACCAGTTGGGGATGTTGTTGAGTCTTGGGATATACACGGTAAAATAAACTCGATAGATTTTGGTGTTTTAGATTGGAAAAATGGAAACCATTTAAACATAACAATTGATTTTAATGTTGATTACGCAAAATTAAATTTTTAAAATGTACGTTGAGATATCTCCCAGACAATCAGGTAAAACAACAAGGTTAATAGAGACTGTCATAAATCATTTACGTCAAGATGATTACGCTAGAATTGTTATCGTTGCCTCATCAATAGGGCAACTTCGCTTGATTAAAGAAAAAATTAAAATAAAAATACGTGAAATAACAACACCTAATTGGGGTGGAAGTGTTGAGAACCTTGAATTATTGATCGATGAATTTTATTTAAGAAGGGTGGAAACAGTATTTGACGTTAATTTGTTAAGAAGTTTAAGGGTTGATTATTATTTTTTCGATGATTTTTCTTTTCTCGAACCAAGAAGAATTATGCTTAACAATAGTATTATAGAAAACGGTTATTATTATACAACCCCCACGGATAGACGCTCAACAATCGATATGATTACTAATTATTGTTTAATAAACGATATTAATATAAATTATTTTAATACTTGGACCGAATCTAGACTCAGAGAACAAGAAGCGTTAAGTCCTTATCTTAGAGAACATGTTCTTGAATATTGGAGTAATTATATGGAATCAATAGGTATTACCACTAATAATTTAAAAGAAAATTGGCTAACAAAAATAATTAAAAAACATAGATTTGTTTAAATGAAATACCAGTTCCAAATAAAAGAAGTTAATCGAATAATCGCAACAGATTTTGTTCAAGAAAGACATTACTCAAAAGTAATGCCAAAATTAACCAAACATTGGTTAGGTTGTTTTTTAGAAGAAGAATTGGTTGGTATTGTGACTTTAGGTTGGGGTACACAACCACTACAAACAATTAAAAAGTTATTCCCTGATTTAAAATCGGGTGATTATTATGAGATTGGAAAAATGTGTATGGATGAAAAAATGCCAAAAAATTCCGAATCCCAAATGTTATCTGCTGTCGTTAAATGGATGAAAAAAAATCTACCAGAAAAAAAGTTTTTATTTACTTGGGCTGATGGCATTGTTGGTAAAGTTGGTTATGTTTACCAGGGTTCTAATTTTAATTATGGTGGCTTTATTTGGACTGATATCTATATATCGCCAACAGGTGAAAAGATTCACCCTAGAAGTTCAAAAAGTTTGTTAAAAGAAAACGCTGAGTTTTTGGGTAAAGATAAATTATTTTGGATGACACCTGATTTTATGGCAATTAAAGGTATCAGACGGATTAGAGGTAAACAATTTAGGTATATCTATCCTTTAAATAAAGAGGCAAAAAAAATTCTAACAAATAGTTCAACGGTTAGTTGGCAACAAAAATACCCAAAAGAAGTGGATTTATTATGGAAAGAACAAATGGGAAAAGGTTTATATGTTAATCTTGTCGGTAAACCCGAAATGGATTTAAGCATTGTTGAGTATAACGAAAAGAATGTTAATGCTCACAAAAAACAAACGGTTAACGATAAATAGTTAAAGAACCGACTTTGTAATCGTAAACACCTTTAATGGTAACAAACTCAACAAAATAAATATAGACACCAGTTGTGATATCCAAACCACCTACGGTACCATCCCAAACAAAACCCATATCATCAGTTTTATAAACCAAACCACCCCAGTTATTATAAACCGAAATAACCATGCTTTCGATATAATAACCTACAGGTCGCCAAGTATCGTTTAAACCATCACTATTAGGTGTAAAACTATTTGGTATGTAGACTACTGGTATACGACAAGGTATTACTTTAATAACATACTCTTGTGTTTCAGACTCACAAAGTTCGTTTTCTGAAAAAACAGTTATTTCATAATTACCTTCTTTTTCAAAAGTGTAAGTTATTTTTTCTGTTTTAAAAGTTCTAATTAAACGATTATTCAATTTAATCACCCAACTATAATCACAGTTTGGTGTACCTAACGAATAATAGGTGAATGTTTTATTACTATCTTCACATAATTCTACAATTTGATTCTGTGAGTACAGATTTAAAGTGATTAATAAAAATAATAGTGTTAATAATTTTTTCATTTTAGTTGTGTTCTATAGGTAATAACATTGGTTGAGGAAATACATTTACTGACATTACACTTACAAAAGTACATCCTGCATTATTATAAGTATAAGTTAAATTAAAGGAACTAGAACCACTTGTGGTGGGACAAAATTCATTCCCTAAAACACCGATACCAGACCAAACACCCCCTGTTGGGTTACCATTTAAAGTAACACAGTTACCACCTTCACACATATTAGGTAAAAGGGTTAATACGGGGTTGACGTTGTATATAAAAACATTCAGTGTAACAACAGGACTTAAACAACCTATATTGTTAGAGGCTTGAACCTGTACGGCATTTGGTATTAAACCAGGGTTAGCCCCCGACCAATCCACTTCGATCTGATTCGTGCCTTGACCACTAGTAATAACACCTGGAACTAATACATCCCAAATGTAAGTTAACCCTGCCGTTGGTGTTACGTTATAAATCGACATGCCTGTTTGATAACATACCGTATCGGGATTTACTGTAGTAAATTGTGCTAAACCAAACTTGGTAGTAGTGTTAAAAGTAGTAGTAATTTTTTCATAATTAAAATTGTTTGTTCCAGTATTTTGGTGGTATTTGTTTTATTTGATCACGGAATATTTTTAGAAACTTTAAAAATTGTTTTTTTAATTTTTTGCTCTTCTTCTTTTTACTCATATTAATTATGGTTTATGTTTGTTATATTAGGCAAGGCCGTGTTTATTACTCCGTTATAAATTGTAAATGGAGTCGTTGGGCAAGAGTTATTAATCCAGTTACCCCAATCACCATCTGCTCCCGCTGTTACTTGTATTGATAGATTTTGTGGTGTACATACGTTAGCAACGGTTACCGTAAAACAGAACGACCAAGTACATGAACCTGAGTCACCCCAATCATCTGCTGGGTTATTATTTAATGGGCCACTTATACCAGAATCAAAAAACCAACCTGGTCCTACTAATCCTGATGGCGTAAAATTATTTAACATCCAAACCCAATTACCACCACCTCCTTGACAATTTATTGGTGGTGCTGCCTGTTGTAAACCAACCCATCCTGGTCCTAAGTTAATATCAAAACCCTCCAACCAGTTGGATCCCACATTTAATCCAGGCCACCCTGTCATTGTATAACAAACAGTTACAACAGTTCCTGGTGTATATCCAACCACCGGAGGTACCGGATTAAGTGTAAATGTTTGAACACCAACGCACTGACTATATAGTGTGTTACTTATTAAAAACAATATATATAATAAAATTTTTTTCATATTTTAGATATTAAATCATAACCATCTATAACTTCAACATTGTGATCATACACAATAGATAACTTTCTTTCTTTATCTCTTTCATTTTCAAGATTTTTATAACTTGAAATTAAAAGTAATTTTTTGTCTCTTTGGTCAGCGTCCATACTACTATATCTTGTGTCAGAGGTATTCCAATTTAAACATTCAATGGTAAAAATCGAATCAACTTCTCTAGTTGTTAATCTCACCCCGTTTTTTTTGTGATACCACTTAAAACCTAATTCAAACAGTTTTTTTTGTAAAGAATAAGTTTGCTCAATACCAATACCGTTTTCAAAAAGAATAATAAAACCAGTTTTTAAAATTGGTTGACCCATTTCATTAAGTCCTACTTTTTTAATTTTAAGATCATCTTTCCAAGAAAAATCTTCTTTAAAAACTTTAACAAGACCTTTAGATGCTAAATCTTCTAAATAAGACTTACCAAGAGCCGCATGACCATGACCATTTACATCTGTAAACACATAAGCCTCATAAGACCCCCTACTACCATAATCCGTTGTATATTCAGGGTCAAACTTTAAAAAAATAAGGGTTTCCCAATTATTACCTGATTTAATTAAATACTTTTTACCTGGAACAAAAATTAATTTATCCATTTCGGGTAACCAACTGTAATCGTCTTCAAACATTTTTAAGGTATTTACTATTAATTTTTAAAATCTTATTTTTATATAAATATACAAAAATTATGAATAAAATCCAAAAAATAATTCACGTAGCCGACCTTCATATTCGTTTATTTAAAAGACATGAAGAATATAAGGAACAATTCCAAAAATTCTTTGATGAATGTCGAAAACAACAACCTGAACGTATTGTTATATGTGGGGACGTTTGCCATTCTAAAAATACGGTAACGCCAGAATTAATTAGTATGGTGACTTCTTTTTTTAATGAATGTACTAAAATAGCAAAAACAGTTGTTATTTTGGGTAATCATGATTTTTTGGTTAACAACTTAGATAGAATGGATACCTTAACACCAATTTTTGAAAGTATGCAAAACCCAGATATTATTTTTTTAAAACACACAGGTTGTTATGAGGATGAAAACATTGTTTGGTGCGTCTATGGACATATGGAAGGTTCTCAAAGACCAGATATTGAGAAAGCAAAAACAGAGTTTGGTGATGATAAAACTTATGTTGGTTTATATCACGACCCATTGGTTGGTTTAAAAACGGCAATAGGGTTTGAGTTTGAAGATGGAAATGATATTTCTATCTTTGAAGGTTGTGATGCGGTAATGTGCGGGGATATACATTTATACGATGTTATGTATCATAGAGAAACACCTATTGTAATGCCAGGTAGCATGATTGCCCAAGATTTTGGTGAAAAGGTTAAAGGTCATGGTTATGTTTTATGGAATGTTAAAGATAGAACACATAAACAAATAGATATCCCATCAGATTATGGTTTTTACACTTTTAAAATAAAATCTATTGAAGATATCGAAAACGAATCTGAAAAGTTAGTAAATGCCTAAAGGTGATTTTAACATACAAAAAATAACCAAAAAAGAGGCCGCAACCATCTTATTACAGTACCATTATTTAAAAGATAAATCTAAAACTTTTAAAAGTGGTTACAACTATGGTTTATTTAAAAACGGTGAACTATTAGGTGCTATTGTTTTTACGGGTTTACCAGTACCTGAGCTGAGTAAAGGGATGTTGGGTTTAGAGAGAAACCAACAGGAAGGTTTATTTGAATTAAGCAGGTTATGCGTTCATCCAAAAATTCAAGGCCAAGAACATAACATCACAAGTTGGTTTGTTAGTCGAAGTATTAGAAGTTTACGTAAAGAAACTGAGGTTAGATTAATATTAAGTTATGCTGACGCAGAATACCATGAAGGCGTTATTTATAAAGCGTGTAATTTCACTTATTATGGTTTAACCGATGCTAAAAAAGATTTTTGGATTTACCAAGAAGATGGTTCTTATGTTAAACATTCCAGGGGTTCGGTTAAAAATTTAAAAGGTGAATGGCGACCTAGGAGTAGAAAACATCGGTACATACTATTATTTGATAAAAATTTAAATATTAAATGGAAATCCCCTACGAATTAAAAGAAGAAATAACCGAATATTGTCGTTTAAATAGTATCGACGATACTCAAAAATTTATGGTTAAAATGATTCGTCAAGGATATACTGTTGAAAAATATGGAACATCACCGATAGTACCACAAGTTATTGAAAAAGAAGTGGAAAAGATTGTTGAAAAAATAGTTGAGGTACCTGTTGAAATTGTTGTTGAAAAAGAAGTTATTAAAGAGGTGGAAAAGATCGTTGAAAAAATAATTACCGACGATTCTCAAGTACGAGAGCTTCTAACTAAAATAGATTCATTAACTTTAGAGTTATCAAAAGAAAAAGAAAAAGTTTCTAACAGTGAGATAGATAGGTTACATCAAAAAATAAGTAATTTAGAATCGTTATTAGAATTGGAAAAAAATCGGAACACTACACAAAAAAAAGAAGTTAATCCTTTTGGTGATAAAGCTAAAACTACAATAAATTGGGTTACAAAAGAAGACAGGGACGGGAAAACAGACTTATACGGTGAATAATGGCATTAAATCGTCATATAGTTTTTTATATTCTAATCCAGAAGTGTAAGTACTGTTAGCCGAATTACCGATCTCCGCCTCTAAATCACTTAAATTAAAATCTTCTTTTTCTTTATAAATAAAAAAACTTAACTCACCGTTTGTATTCTTTTCAGCAATATAATAACGGGGTCTATTACGAGAAACTTTCTCCATATCTACAATATAATCTCTATTTAAATAACTTTTTTTACCTCTTAACTGGTTTCTTATCTGTAACAGCAATATATCTTCACTAGACATTTTATTTTTTTCTGGGTTAAGACCATAGTCATCGATCCAATCAAAATTATCTAATTCTTCTTTTAATATTTGTTTTACAATTCCCTTAATTTTCATTATTATTGTTCTATACTATATAAATATGTCTGTAAAAGAAAAAACCAAAATTACAATCCCATCAAAGGCAACCGTTAGGGTTCAATGGGAAGATGAACCACAAAACTATACCAAAGATAAGGTTAAAATAATTGAACGTTATTTTGTTGAAAAATATGGTATTGAAAAAGTTCAGGTTATTTTTAAACCTAAAAAAATAGATTCAAATTCTGATACGGTAGATATGTCGATAACTGATAATGTTATGGATAGTAATTACCAAAGACGTTTATTTAAAGAATGGTTGGATAACAACCAAATAAATGTTGATTGGGAACGTCTTTTACGCCTTGACGATAAGGTAAAGGATAAATTAAAACAAATTAGAGATGTTGAATATCGTTATCGTAATTGGTATATTAAAGAATTAGAATGGGATAATTTTCTATCCTATGGTGACGGCAATAAATTAACCTTTGATAACCTAAAAGGCATTACCGTTGTCACTTCTAATCCAGCAAATGCTGGTGGCAAAACTATTTTAAGTGTCGATCTTCTACTTTTTCTATTGTTTAACGAAACTACGAGAACTAAGGTTGCTGCCCAAATTTTTAACAAATTTAGAGATGTAAACCAAGTTAGGGTTAAGGGCGTTATTACTATCGATGGTGGTGATTATATTATTGAAAGAACTTTAAATCGTTCTAAAAAAAGAAATGAAGAAGGTTATAATGTTAAAACCGACCTTAATTTTCAGAAAATAATGGCAGATGGTTCCATCCAAAATTTAGAAGGTGAACAACGTCGAGAAACTGATGATTTTATTAAAAAATCTGTCGGTGATGTGGATGACTTTTTATTAACCATAATTGCAACTTCTGACAACCTGGAAGAATTGATACATACCCTACCAACACAAAAAGGCAAGTTGTTATCAAAATTTATTGGTTTAGAAGTTATTGAACAAAAAGAAGAAATCGTTAAAGAATTAAAATCTGCTTGGGCTAAAAATTTAAAGTCCGACCAATATAATACAGCTGATTTAACTGTTGAAATTGAAACTTTAAAAGAGAAAATAACTTCTTTAATAAATAACACTAAAGAATGTGAAACTAAAAAAGAATCAACCCAAAATGAAATTAAAGAAACTATTGAAATCAAAGAACTTTTAATTTCACAAAAAATTATTATTGATAACGAAATTCTTAAATTAAGGATTTTAGATATTAATAGGGATATTAACGATATCACTGAAAAGGGTAAGAAATCAAAAGAAAGGTATGACGTTTTAACGGAAGAATTTCAAAAATTAAGTGAAATAGAGTACGACGCAAAAACACATAAAGAATGGCAACAACAATTAAACGATTTAAATATTACAAAATCGAATAAAATTGTTAAAAGAGATGGTACTATTAGTTTAATTAAAAACCTGGAGGAAGGTGAGTTTTGTTCGCTTTGTAAACAACCTTTAAAGGATGTTGACCACTCTGAAGAAATTGCTCAAAATAAATTATTTCTAGAAACCTTAATAACTGAGATCACAGGGTTTGATACTGAAATTGCTGAAGCAAAGGCAGAAATATTAAAACTGGATGTTATTAAAACACAAGTAGAAGAGTACGATAAAAAATCTTTGATGTTGGATAAACTTAATTTAGAGGTAGATAATCTTAGGTTACAATTAAAAGAAAAAAAAGAACTAAAAAAGAAGTACGAAGATAATATTGAAAATATTGAAAAAAACAAAGATTTGGATACTAAAATATTAGGGTATTCTTCTAAGTTGGAAAGATTAAATAGAGAAAGAGATGAGTTTTTAACCAAAATACAAAGAAATGATTCTGATAAATTAAGGGCAGAAGATATGATTCTTAAAAACAGTGAGACTATTAAAGTTATTCAAACAGAAGAAGAAGTTAAAATTATTTTTGAAATCTACTCTAGAATGGTTGGTAAAAATGGTATCACAAAGTTAATTATGAAAAATGTTATACCTCTATTAAATTCAGAACTAGAAAGATTACTGGTTGACTCTGCAGACTTTAAACTTTTGGTTGATCTTAATGCAAAACAAGAGGTTGATTTTATTCTTCAAAGAGAAGATGAAAACGGTCAGGAGACATCTTATTTATTAACAGAAGGTTCTGGTTTTGAAAAAACAATTGGTTCTTTAGCATTAAGAATGGTTTTATCGAGGGTTAGTTTATTACCGAAACCAAATATTGTGGTACTGGATGAGGTTTTAGGAAAGGTATCAAACGATAATTTAGAATTGGTTGGTAATTTTTTCCAAAAATGTTCTGAAATGTTTGAAAACATATTTTTAATCACCCATAACCCACTGGTACAATCATGGGCAAATCATATTATAACAATTAAAAAAGTTAATAACGTTAGTTCTTTATCACAAAGATAGATTAATAAGATTTCTGTTTTGAAAATTAAAAAATAGTTCTTATATTTGTCGGAGATATTTATAAAAAAAAACAATTATGGACAGAAGATTTCTTTTAACAATTATCGGTGGTTCTGAAAACATCGAAAAAGATTTGAATTTTATTGCCAACGGTGATACAGGTGTTAATTTTGTAGATGGAAGGGGTATGTTTATTTGTACGTTTTACAGTCCGTATACCACATCGGAAATCCATGGAAAATTATCACATAGGTCAGCAATGATGCTGTTCGACATCACGGATAATGAAACATATGGCGTTAATCTACCAACTAAGTATTATTTAGGAATATTCCCTGAAAACCAAAAAATATTAGACCTAAGTCAGAATACTTTTAAAACTAAAACAAAAAAAGAAACCACTAAAAACACAAAAAAAGTGGAACCACAAATTGTTACTGAAGAGTTTGAAACAGTAAATGAAATTTTAGACAAAATTTCTCGTAACAACTACGATAGGTCTTGTTTAACCGAAAAAGAGTTAGAAATCTTAAATAAAGGATAACGATGAAATATTATGCAGGTATTGGTTCTAGAGAAACACCGGTAGAGTTAAAAGAAAAAATAAAAACCGTTGTTGAACATTTAAACCAAAAAAACTATACGTTACGTTCAGGTGGTGCACAAGGTGCCGACTCTTTTTTTGAAGAGTTTGCACGTAAAAAAGAAATATATCTACCTTGGATGGGTTTTAACAATAACACTTCTTTGCTCTTTAACCCAACAACTGAAGCTTTTTTAGTTGCCGAAAGATACCACCCAAGATTTAAATCCCTTAGTAACGGTGCAAAAAAATTAATGGCAAGAAACTGTCACCAAGTTTTAGGCTTGGATTTAAAAACACCAGTTGATTTTATTGTTTGTTGGACTAAAGACGGTACCATAAATGGTGGTACAGGACAAGCTTTAAGAATTGCTGAAGCATATAACATACCCGTTTACAATTTGTTTTTTGAAGAAAGCTTCGAAAACGTATTAAAAAACACATAGTACAGATATTTATATTTGTAGAAACCAAAAAGTTTCATACCTTTGTGATTGTAAAACATCGTTATTAATGGCAACAAAACCCTTAAAAAGTTCCGAACCCCTAAAAAAATGGGAAAGGATTTATGAGTCTGAAGAAACTATTAGTATTTGGAAATACGATAGTGAAATAAGTATGATTAATCCGTATGAAGTGGAAATTAAGTATAAAAAAGAATCTGAAATCAAAACCAAAAAAACAAAAAAATAATATGAAAGTTACTAACACAAAAAGATTTATCGATAATTCCGAAGAAAGTGTTTCAAAATATCTTAAAGATGTTAGAAAACTTACAATGTTAAAAGCGGAAGAAGAAGTTGAACTAGCAAAAAAGATTCAAGAAGGGGATGCTAAAGCCTTGGAAGTTTTGGTTAATTCTAACTTGAGATTTGTTATTTCAGTCGCAAAACAATATCAAAATCAAGGACTACCGTTATCAGATTTAATTGCTGAAGGTAATTTAGGGTTGATTAAGGCCGCTCAAAGATTTGATCACACTAAAGGTTTCAGATTTATATCATATGCAGTCTGGTGGGTCAAACAATCGATAATCCAATCTTTAAACGACCATTCAAGAACTGTTCGTCTACCCGTAAATATCACTAATACTGTTTCAAAACTTAAAAAAGAAATGGCATCTTTTGAACAAGAGTTTGGTCGTAAACCAGATTCAAATGAAATGGATTTAACCGTATTAAATCAACCTTATTGTATGTCTTTAAACGAAACCATTAATGAGGATGGTGATGAAATGTTAGATATCATTGAAGATAATACATTTATTAGCCCAGACCAATCGTTTCAAAAAAGTTCTGATTTATTAAAAAATGAGTTAAATAATATTCTTTCTAACCTTCCACCGCGTGAGCGAAAAATTATTGAACTTTATTTCGGATTAAACGGTACGGCTTTAACCTTGGAAGAAATTGGTGATGAATTTGGTTTAACGAAAGAGCGTATTCGCCAGGTAAAAGCAAAGGCTTTAAGAAAAATAAGATACAAATCTTTAGGTTTATTTAAATATATGAACGAATAAAATGGAACTATTAAAAGCTGTGGAGGTAATCCAAAAAAAATTTAATAAAAAACTGTCTATGATTGAGTTTGAAGATGGCAGTGGTTATAAATTCAATTACCAATTTTTTGGCGAACGAGATAAAAAATTTATTGACCTAAAAAGTAAATAGTTTAGTAACCCCAGGAACCTACCTGGGGTTTTTTATTTTACTTTATTTATTTTTAAGTTATATTTATTGTAAAAAAATGAGTATGAAAAATTTTATCACAGATTTTACGGACAAATGGGCGAATAGAATAATGTTCCCTTTAGTTTTTATTATTTTTTTAAAAACTTGTTCCACTAATAGTAAGATTGAAAAAACAAACGAAGGTTTAAATCAAAAAATAAATAAAATAGACAGTATTGTCACACAAAGTGTAACAAAAACCGATGTTAAAATAGAAGGTTTAAAATCAGAAAAAAGAATGATTCAGTCGACCGACAGAACAATTTTAGATGTCAACAGACAGACTGAGATTGATAAAGAAATTCAAGAATTAGAAAAATAAAAAATGATCAACTGGTTTAAAAAAAATAAAAAAGGCATAATAAGAAGTACTTTTTTAGTACCAATCATATTAACCATGATAGTTTCAATGGCACATGTTATTAAATGGTATGATATGTCTAACCCATTAAGTTGGGCTATTTTTATGTCTATATCAGTAGAAGTTGGTGCTATGACATCTATAATAGCAAGAAATAACAGGATAAATAGTGGTATTTGGTTTATGTTTGGGTTAGTGACATTTATACAATTAATGGGTAACATATTTTATTCCTATAATGAGATAGATAAAAATAGTATTTTATTTAGAGATTGGGTAGAATTAAGTTCACCCCTTTTTGAGATGCTTGGTTCTAATGTTTCAGACCTTGTTGCACAAAGAAGATGGTTGGCACTTTTACAAGGTGGATTACTACCGATGATTTCTTTAGCTTCTTTACATTTTTTCATTAAATACGGTGGTATGGATGATGAACCGGTGGTAAAAACAAAAGAAAAGTTACCAGAAGAATCAAAAGAGGAAGTTCTAGAACCTATCGTTGAAGAATTACCGAAACCACCTTTACAGGCTAAAATTGAAACAGACAATAACGGTAATTTTAGATTTTATTAATTGATTGATTTTAAAACATATCAGTTAACAGAAAACAATTACCATACTGAGGTTTATGGTAAAAAACAAATAGTCATTGGCAATACAAACCAACGTGGCATGTTACATTACGCTTCTTGGATTTATCGTTTAAATGGTAAAAATAAAAAAACTGCTGCTTTTACCGTAACCAAAGAAGGGGTGATATACCAACATTACAACCCAGAGTATTATTCCGATTTTTTAAGGCAAGAATCCGATAAAATAACAATACCAATTGTTTTAGAAAATCTTGGTTGGTTTCGTAAAGATAGTGTTAATAATAAATACGTTGATTGGTTAGGTAATTATCATGTAAAACAAGATGAAGAAGTTTTAATGAAACGTTGGCGAAATCATCTTTATTGGGATATTTATACAGAAGAACAGTTAACTTCTTTGAAAGGGTTAGTTACACTACTATGTGATACTTATAGTATAGATAAAAAGTCTATTGGTTGTAACGTATTTAACGAGGATGTTGATTTGTTTAACGGCATAACTTTTAGAAGTAACTATTATCAAGAGCTAACCGATGTTAACCCATCTTTTACTTTTGAAGCATTAAACAATTTATAAAAAATAAAAATGAAAAAACAAGACGATATTAGAAATCTTTTAGGTAAGATACGTAAACTACAAAAAGAAAATCACCAAATAGAGGTTACTGGTACTGAAGAGGTAAAAATCTTTTTAGAGGGTAAAAAAAGAGAAACCCTTTTCGAAAATTCTTTTGGCAGAAGATTATTAAAAGAAGAAGATGCTCAAGTGGTAACAGCCGAAGAACAAAGAGACGAAGAAAATAAATTTAAAGAAGTTGTTTCCAAGTTGGTAAAATTTGAAAAAATTAAAGTTTTTCGTCAAAATGTTGAATGGTCTGGAGAACTTGTTCGTGAAAAAATTAAATGGGTTTTTTCATTAAACGAAAATAACGGTTGTTATATTTCTATTGAAACCGAAGATATGTTACAATTAACTGACCAGGTTATTGAAACCCTTAAAAAATTAAAAGGTTATTACGATATCTGGGGGGATGATTGGGGTGGTCGTCTCGTCGGTGATAAACCAACAGAAGATGGTGGCCAAGCCGGTACTGCGATACCAGAGACAGGGGGAGAAGGTGCAACACCAGAAGCCGGTGGTTTTGGTTTTTAATAAAAAATTAAATAAAATAAAAAATGATTAAAAAGTTTTTCACAGAATTAGATTTTAAAAGTTGGGCAATTGTTATCTTAGGTGGTATTGTTATTGTTTTATTTCTACAGTTTATGTTATCACCATCAGGTTGGCGAAAAAAAATTAGAGAATATGAAAAAATTAATAAGGAATTACAAGCTAAAAGAGATTCCTTAAACACTGCCAATATAGAATTAAAAAAACTTGCAACACAAGATTCTTTAAATATTGTTATGTATCAAAACAGAGTTGATTCTGTGGCAAAAATTATTAAAGTTAAAAATATTGAAATTGCTAGATTAAAAAAAGACGCAAAAGATGCTGAAGAAATAATGAAAAAAACAAAAGAACAAATCGAAAAATTAACTAACGAACCTATAAAAAGAACAGGTGATGAGTTACTACAATCTATAAAACAAAAAACCAAATAATATGAAAAAGTTTTTATTTACTCTTATACTGTTTTTATTTATTTTTAATTTAAAGGCACAAGTTTCTAACTTACCCAAATACTATGTCGTAGACAAAGATACTGTAGGTATTATTCTAACCGTAGAACAGGTACAAAAACTTGATAACGATGTTGAATTGTTAGAACTTTTTAAAAAATTACAACTAGATTGTGAAAATGTAACAACACATTATATTAAGATAATAAATGGTTTAGAAGAAAAAGTTGTTCTTATGGAAGTTTCCATTAAAGACTTAAATAATAAAAGTAAAGAACAAGATGATTTAATAAATAATCTTAAAAAACAAGTGAGTAACAACGAGAAAGATAAGGCTTTGTGTGACAGTATTTTAAAAAATAAAGATGAAGAGGTTAAAACTTTGAGAACTGAAATCGTTAAACAAAATATTAAAAAAGGGGCTAGCTTAATCGGTAATGTTGTTTTATTCATTACTTTAATTGTTCTTATTATAAAAATGTAAAATTAAATAAAAATGAGCCATCAAATTCAAAGATTATTAGAAGACGTTAAAAACAATGGTGATAAAAAAGTTATTCTTTATACAATGACCCATTGTCCGGCGTGCAAAGAATTAAAAAATAAGTTAGAACATCTAAAAATAACATATGAAAATGTTGATATGGAAGGCAATGATGATATGTGGATGGAATTAAAAGAAGAAGGTGGTAAAGATTATGTACCACAGGTTAGGGTTGAAAAGAAATTAATTCACGAATTCGACCAGATAAATGATTTGGTCGGTATGGTAATATCAGAAATGATTGGTAGAAAAATAGTTATAAAATAATACCTCTAAAAAATATTAAACCGTTTTCCGTGTGAAGACGGTTTTTTTGTGCTTTCATGATATTTATATAAAAAATAACAAACCTATAAAATAAATAAAAATGGCAAAAAAAGTATTACGCTACACAGAAGAACAATTTGTAACTCTTTTAGAGAATATCGTTAAAAAAGTTAAAAAACAAGAATCAATGATCGGTGAATCTAAAAATAGAAATAGAAGATTACGTTAATGTCAAATATTACCATAAAACAAGTCATAAAGGAAGAACTTAACAAATCTGACGAAACCAGAATTAAAAAACTGGCTCGTGATGAGTTTGATAAGTCGATTAAGAAACACCTTAATAGTGATGCACTAGAAAAGGTTGTTTCCGACTTGGTTATTAAAAATCTTAAAAAAGATAAGCCAACCAAAAAAGAGGTTGCTAAAATCACCAAGGAAGTTTTAACAAAACTTTATAAAGTACTTTGGACTAAAAATAATTTTTGGAGTAACGGTTTAGAAAATATTTAATGAAAACAGAAAAAGATTCAAGAGCTAAAGAAGGCATGAGAATTAAAATGATCTCAATGACCGATGACCCTAACCCTATACTTATGGGAACAGAAGGTACTATTAAACTTGTTGATGACATGGGTATCATACATGTAAAATGGGATGATGGTCGTGTGTTAGGTGTTATACCTGGAGTTGATAAGTATAGACTTTTGGAATCTGCTAACATGAATATCCCAAAACCAGCCAAAGTACCTAATGTTAAAATAACTGGACCTGGTGGTAAAAAAACTAGAACACCTGAAATTAAAGTTAAAGAAGGTGAAAAAGAGGTAACCAAAAAATCTAAAAAAGATAAAAAGGTTAAAACTGAAACAGTTATGGCCGATGGTGGAGCTTCTACTGGTGCCTATGTCGGGTCTTTAGAAGGTGTCAAAGAAACCACAATAGCTAGAGATAGTAAAATAGATGATACTTCCTTTGAAGCTTGGGCCGATAAAAACAATGATGGTTGGAGATGGAACGATACACCTATTTTTGAAGAGGGTGAAATTGTAGATCCTTTAACTAAAATAAAAACATCTTGGGATGATGATGATTTA